CGTACGGAACACAAAATGTGATTCTGAGTGGTAATCCGCAGATGACGTACTACTATAAGATATTCAAACGCTACTCACATTTTTCTATGGAAAATGTCACAATTGCGTTACAGGGAGCAGCTTACCCAACATCTGGCGTAAATACGGTACAACTCCGAACAAAAATACAGCGTGTTGGCGACCTTTTATCCGATATGATTTTTAGTTTCGACTTGCCTGATATTTATAGCAGGGCCGTTAGTGCTGCACTTGGCCCGAGCGGGAGTAATCGAACGTATGAATACAAATTTCAATGGGTCAAAGCAATCGGTGCAGCGATTATTAATTCCGCCGAGTTTTTCATAGGCGGTCAGAGCATTCAACGCATAGACGGAACATATTTATATGCAAAGGCGCAACTTGAGTACGACACGGCTATGCTTGAAAAATGGAATATCATGGTTGGTAACACACCAGAACTTACGGCTCCACAAGCAGGAGCGTATTCAGGAAGTTCCTCTACGGGACCAACCTATCCGACTGTTATTACGCAACCACAGGATTTTACTGTATCATTTACAGGTTTGACGGAGGCAAATACGTCGATTCTTATTGTAACCTCACTCAACTCAGGATTTATTTTTGCAGGTTTGAAATTTGAGTACCTAGGAGTAGACGGTATAACAAGATATAAAAATACAATTTCAAAAGTTATTGGTAATACCTATTATTTACTTACACCCGCAATTATACCAGAACAGTTTATAAGTGCACCCTTTATACAGCAGGTGAGCCGCCCCAGTATTTTCGCGCAGACCATTCACGTCCCTCTGAATTTCTGGTTTACAGACGCAACCTCTCAGGCCCTTCCTCTCGTTGCGCTACAGAATCAGGAGTGTGAAATTGTAATTACTCTAAATCCAATTCGTAACCTGTATACACTATTGGATCCAGAGGGTAATCGGGTTGAACCACAGTCAGAAACAAATTCGAATATAAATAATAATCCCGTTTACAGTGATACACTTCAAGTGAACAATTTTCAGACATTTTTGCTCGACCAGACTGCAACAATTCTCAATATTAATCCGAGAGTTCAGTGTACGTTTGTGTATCTCTCGGACAATGAACGAACTACATTTGCTACAAGACCATTGACCTATATACTTCCACAACTGCGAATTACGTCTCTTTCTTCCCCATATGAATATCCGGTAAACGTGGTCACAGAAAAACTGGAAATGTCTAGCACAATTACGCGATTCATATTTGTTACGAGAAGGACCGATTGGCAAAGAAGAAATGATTTCACAAATTTCACGAACTGGTCAACATATCCCTTTGCGCCATGGGACGCTGGAGCTCTACAGGGCGCAAGAAAGGACAATGCAAGTGGTATTGTTGTTGCGAATTCACAGAGGGACATAATTCGGGCTCTACGAATTTTATGTAATGGCAATGAAATTCAAGAATTGAAGCCCTATGATTTTCTTACGAAAATTTACCCGTTTCGTTATACAACAGGGAATGCAAACGCAGAAATTCCAATTTATACATGGGCTCTTACAAGCTCCAAAATTCAACCATCCGGTTCTATAAATTCCAGTAGAGTTACGAATTTTCAGGTGGAAATCACTTTTAACCCCCTATTTCTGGGAGCAAATTATGGATACAATGTGGACCTGTATGTGGAGACTCTGAATTTCCTGGTAATTGCTTCAGGGTCCGGTGCGCCCAAATACGTCCTCTAAGGGGCGCACGAAATGATTATGATAGTGTAGAGAGGGATGGGGGCTGGTATGTCAGCTATGTCAGCTATGTCACCTGGACAGGCTCTAAATTTAGCGAACGTGATGAATACGAGTGGTTCCGACTTCATGTCACCGAACAATTTCGTACAGACAGCCACGACGAATAACCCCCTAATATCTCTTGCGCGCAATCAATCCGTGTCACAATTGAACAGTATTGGCCAGGCAATTCAGCGGTCTATATTTGAATTAGGGACAGGCTCAAATCCGACCGATGAAAAATCCAAATTACTTAACGAATACAGAGCACTTACAATACAAGTACAGCAATACACGGCTGTAGCACCGTCCCTAGAACTGGGCGAATTGAATAATAAAATCGCAGAAATGCGTGGAAAAATGATAGATTTGGATAAACGAAAGGGGGCTCTTGTATCAGGCAATCCTTCCGTTTTGCGCGTGGGCGTTGGAGCCATGAATTATTACTTGGTATGGTTTCTGTATGTTTTTGGGCCAATTTTCGCAACTATTATTTTATTAAATGTCCTTTGCCTCAGTCCGAGCCCGAGAGTTCCAGAAAGCTCGCCAGGTTTCTACGTCTACAAAATATTTTATGTATTTTTAGCATATTTATTCTATCCGCTAGTTCTTCTGTATGGTAGCATAAATCCGCCCATTTTTTCAGCATGGCTTCCAATATGGGCGACGGAAACGATTGGTTCGTTCCTTTATTATAAGAAACCAGACCCTGCTACAGATAACCCTATGAGACTTGAGCGGGGCAGAATCGCTCTTCGGTTTGTTTCACTCTTACTATTTATCACATTTTTATACACATTCATATTTTTTGACGAGATTTCTCCCCTATTACTGTAAGGGCTGAGAGGTCTAAACACAGAAACGATAAAATATCTAGAGGAATGGGTGTTCCATTTGTGTCGGTAATTACACCGACGTATAATCGGAGGAAATTCATTCCAACAACGATAAAGTGTTTTTTGGAGCAGACGTATCCCAAAGACCGGATGGAGTGGATTGTGTTGGATGATGGGTCTGACCTTGTGGAGGACATTTTTAAGGAGCACGCCCATAAACTTCCGATGCTTCGGTATATTCGGGAAACGACGAAGATGACGATTGGGGCCAAACGGAATCGGCTGAATCAGGAAGCAAAGGGTGACATTATCGTTGCGATGGACGATGATGACTATTACCCTCCTGAGCGAGTTGCGCATGTGGTCCGGAAATTCCAGCAAAATCCGGGTGTCGAACTCGCAGGCGCCTCTGAGGTCTATATGTATTACACCGACATCAAGACAATTTATAAACTGGGTCCGTATCATGAGAATCACGCAACGAATGGCACAATGGCTTGGCGTCGGTCCTACGCACTTGCGCACGCCTACGACGAGACGGTCACGCACGCCGAAGAAAAGTCATTCCTGGAAGATTATAAAAACCAGATGATTCAGTTGGACCCAAGAAAGGTCATGCTCGTTTTCGCGCACGCTGAAAATACATACAATAAGGTCGCAATGCGTGAGAATCCGAACAATCCGTTCGTGAAGAAGACGGCGTTCAAGATACGGGATTTCATACGGAATGCGGATGTGCGGGACTTCTTTTCAAGCCTTGCTTAAGGATATTCAAAAATACTCCGATAGAAATGGCGTGCATTGAAATGCGAGTGCTACACACGTGCCAGACACATTTACTGTGGCTATTTGAAGCGGGATTTACAGCGTGGTATGATGTAAATCCGGCCTGGGCATATATGTTGGAAACGCACCCCGCATCGGAGGAAATCACCAGCAAGACGCTTGTGTTTTGCTCGGATGCGACCACGTACAAAATGGGTAGAAGCAAGGGTGTAGAGTATTTCTTGACTCTTTTTTTGGTAGCAGAAGAAGAGGGTCGCACCTGTTTCCCTGTTCATCGGGGCCTATGGATTAGTCAACCACGCCTCAAATGTTTAGATACGTTCGCCTTGTCCTTTTATGACTTTCCAGCAATTGAATACGAACATATATGCTTCAATGGTTCAAAATTAGATGATTTTATTTGTATTAGGGTTTCTAAAGAAAAATGGGGGGAGTCTATGATAATTGCAGTCGATGCAAACAATACTCAACGAATAAAAATATTGAACCCCGCAGTAGCCGGCTCCACAATTTTCGAGGACTCAAGATTGTTCTTGTATAAGGGAGAAATTTGGTCTACATTCACCATTATTGAAAATTATACAACAGGTGTTCCAACCAAACAGTGGTTAGGATATTGCTCAGTATATCCTAATTTCGACCCACCCATTATGCCAAAATACGGGAAAAATCTGGAGATGGGTCCCGAAAAGAACTGGGGCTTTTTCCAGGACGGGGACGACTTATTTGCGATATATTCTTATAGACCGTGGACCATTCTAAAGATAGAACAGGGTCAGGCGACCAAAGTCTATGAGCAGGATTTTCCCGACGAATATAAGGGGAGAATACATGGGGGCACGTGCCCAAAAATGGTGGACGGGGTCTGGTGGACCTTTGGGCGCTCTATGACATATATGGGATATCCATCCATTATTGCGGTCGCCTTTGAACCGAGTACGTTCCGTATTCTTAGAGTATTTGAGCCTAGTTTCTTGAGCCGAGAGGCCCTGGGAATGAATCTGTTTTATATTGGGAGCGCAGAGTATGCCGATGGCATTTGGACCTGTGTGGGCGGATGGAATGACGCGAAAGTGTGTAAGATCGTGTTTCCTCATGCGGCCATTTTGGCGGCAACGCCGACAAACAAAATTTGAGCACGACCAAGCCTCCCCCCTTACCAGAAAATGGACGCTGCTAATTATAAACGCCACACGCATCGTGAGCACATTCTGGAGTTGCCTGATACCTATATCGGCTCCACGGACACGCACACGGAGTTGCGGTGGATTTGGGATGCGGCGGCGAGCAAGATGGTCTTCCGTCAAATCGCATTCAATCCTGGCTTTTACAAGTTGTTTGATGAAATTCTTGTAAATGCGAGGGATGCGCTTGTGCGGAGTGTAACGGAAGCCGGTAGGACTCCTGTGAAGCACATCCATATTACTATGGCGACGAAGCCCACATTTACTGTGAAGGTTGAGAATGACGGTGACGGTATTCCTGTGGAGATGCATCCCGAGTACAAGGTCTATGCGCCCGAACTCATCTTTGGCCAACTATTGACGAGCGGGAATTACGCAAAGGGGGAGGAGAAGATTGTGGGTGGTAAGAACGGCTATGGAGCGAAGTTGACAAATATCTTCAGCACAGCCTTTACGGTGGAGACGCGGAGTGTGAAGCATGGCCTCAAATATTCGCAGACGTGGGCGGACAACATGTCAAAATGTAGCAAGGCCTCAGTGAAGAAGGACACTGCGCAGAAAGGATTTGTAAGTGTTGAATATACACCGGACCTTACGCGATTTCCTGGTCTAAATGTGGAGGACATTATGAAGGTCCTCCACACCCGCGTAGTGGAATTGGCCGCAGTAGCAGGAAAGGATGTGAAGGTCAGCCTCAACGGGTCTACAATCCCCACGAACACCTTTGAGAAGTTCGTGAAGCTCTTCGTGCGTGACGAGGCGTCCGTCGCATATGAGCGCTGCTCGGAGCGGTGGGAGGTGGCCGCCGTCATGGCGAAGCAGTTGTTCGAGGAGGATTCTGTACCTGATGAGCGCCACGTGTCGTTTGTCAACGGCATCAATACTCGGAAGGGAGGGAAGCACATGGACACGGTCACGAAAACCATTATTGGGGATTTCTGCGAACTTGCTACAAAGAAGAAAATATCTATTAAGCCTGGTCAACTCAAGGATTCCGTTGTATTCTTTGTAAATGCGACGATTACGAATCCGGCCTTTGATTCCCAGACGAAGGAAACGCTCACGACGCCGGCCTCTAAGTTTGGCTCGGCCTTCAAGACCAGTGGAAAGGTTGTGGCGGGGCTCGTGAAGATGGGGCTTCTGGACGAGGCGGCGGCCATTATGGATGCGAAGGCCAATAAGGATGTGAAGAAGACGGATGGGTCTAAGAAGCGCACTTTGCGTGGAATGCCAAAACTTGTGGATGCGCTTCAGGCAGGCACGGCCAAGTCGGCAACCTGTACGCTGATTCTTACGGAGGGTGATTCAGCCGCCTCATCGGCTATTGCGGGACTTGCCGTCGTTGGGCGCGAGTCCTGGGGCGTCTTTCCTCTTCGGGGTAAGTTGCTCAATGTGCGCGACGTTTCTGCGGACAAGTTCGCAAAGAATGAGGAGCTGACGGCCATTAAGAAGATTCTGGGGCTGGAGCAGGGCAAGGTCTATAAGGATCTGAAGACGCTCCGCTACGGACGCGTAATGGTAATGGCCGACCAGGATTTGGACGGGTCGCATATCAAGGGACTTCTGATGAATCTCTTCCACACCGAGTGGCCGTCCCTCATGCAGTCCGGATTTCTCTGCTCGCTCGCCACACCTCTTCTGAAGGCCACGAGGCGGTCCGAGACGGTTGCCTTCTATTCGGCGGCGGAGTTTGAGGTGTGGAAGGGGGCTCACGGCGGTTCGGCATCTGGCTGGCACCTGAAGTATTATAAGGGACTGGGTACGAGTACGGAGGTGGAGGCCCAGGAGTGGTTTCGGAACATCCACGAAATTAAATATATTTGGGACGACAAGACAGACGAGAGCATTTCTCTCGCCTTCTCTAAGAAGCGCGCGGACGACCGAAAGGACTGGCTGTCGCGCTATGACCCTGCGAGGCAACTTGTGTCGGGTCCTGGCGGAGCCACTGGCTATTCGCAGTTCATCCACGATGAACTGATTCACTATAGCAATGCGGACAACATTCGGTCGCTGCCGTCGATCATGGACGGCCTCAAGCCCTCGCTCCGTAAGATTCTGTTTGCATGTTTCAAGCGGTCTTTACGCTCGGAGATTCGCGTAGCGCAACTTGCGGGCTATGTGTCGGAGCATGCGGCCTACCACCACGGCGAGGCGTCTCTCAATGCGGCTATTACCGCTATGGCGCAGACGTTTGTCGGCGCAAATACGGTGAATTTGCTCACACCGATTGGACAATTCGGCACGAGGCTTCTGGGGGGCAAGGACGCGGCGTCGCCGAGGTATATCCATACTTGTCTGGAAGGCATTACGGACTACATCTTCCGCAAGGAGGATTCGGCAATTCTGGACTATATTGATGACGATGGGACTAGTGTAGAGCCGAAGTACTACTACCCTGTTGTGCCGCTTCTTGTTATCAATGGAAGCATTGGTATTGGCACAGGTTTCAGCACGGACATTCCACCCCACGACCCGGAGGAGGTTGTGGGGCTTCTCAATGACCGCTTGGACGGGCGAAGGGAGACGCTGGACAATATTGCGCTGAGGCCATGGTGGCTCGGCTTCAAGGGAGCCATTCACCAGGTGAGTGACGGGGTCTGGCTGACGAAAGGCATTTATACGCTGAACGACGAGAAGAAGTGTGTGACAGTAACGGAGTTGCCGATTGGGACATGGACGCACGACTACAAGGCGTTCTTGGACGAGATGTGCACGAACACGGAGTCGGCGGCCTATAAGACGGATGACGGCAAGCCTCTCCTGAAGACGTTTGACGACCTGTATAACCACGTGGAGGTGCGATTTGACCTGTATCCCGATGGCGACTACTATGATGACATTCAGGCCAATCCGCAGGAGTTCGAGAAGCGGTTCCATCTGACGAGCACGGTGCGGACGAGTAATATGGTGTGCTTTGATACGAACTCCAATATTGTCAAGTATAACTGCGTGGGCGCAATCATGGAAGCGTACTATGGGAAGCGTTTGGAGGCGTATGAGCAGCGTCGGCAGAACGAGATGGGGCGATTGAAGCGGGAGGCGGCCGAGTATGATGCAAAAGCCCGATTCATTCAGGCAGTGATTAAGGGTACAATGGAGTTGCGGTCGGCGACGGATGAAGCGATTGTGGCCGCCATGCAGG